TTATTATTAATTTCGCTATTTTTATTGTAAATAGGTTCTACATTATATATCTCTCCTGCGGTTCCGTATAACATGGCATCATAAACTTGCTGACAATGATCTTTAACGAATATCCATTGTCTGGTATTCGTACCATCTCCATAAACAGGTACTTTCTCTTCTGAGATAAGTTTATTAATTACCACTGGAATTAGCTTTTCTGGATACTGCCGAGGACCGAAGTTATTACAACATCTTGTAACTATAACGTCCTTTTTATGGGTTGTATGAAAAGATAGAGCTATTAAATCAGCGGATGCCTTACTTGATGAATATACTGAACTAGGCTTTAATAGATCTTTCTCTAAAGATGGTTTTTCATTATAACTTAATGAACCGTAGACCTCGTCCGTACCAATCTGTACAAACCTCGTACCATTGAATTGATTGAGTAGATTATGAGTACCTACAACATTAGTCATTACAAAATCATTACCATCTTCAATGCTCCTATCAACATGAGATTGCGCGGCGAAGTTAACTATATAATCATAACTCTCACTAAGCTCACAATCTACAATACTGTCCTGAACGATGTCAAGATGGTTAGTTGTGTTACCGGCTTTATCTATTAGTAGATCCTCTGTCTTATTACTAACGCAATAGTCTTTAATATCTATAATGTCAATTATACAGTCACTACATTTATCGAGTAGTAACTCAACGAAATGAGAGCCAATAAAACCTAGGCCACCTGTAACAAGAATTTTTTTATTTTCAAGCATGTCTCTCTAAAGCCTCTCTAATTGAAGCCTCTTCTGTTGGTATTACAAAACCAGTTGTCTCCATTGCGTATGATGCATCAAGCACACAATTTGATCTCTTGCAGGATGTACTTTTATATAGTTCATCTAACTCAATCCAATTCCAATTAGGATTCCATAAATTAAAATCATCTAGAATACTTACAATCTGTTTAGTATCAAGGGGATCTGGATTGACTATATTGTAGTTACCAGCTGGGAATCCACCTATGTATTTATCTCTATTAATAAAGCTTCCCACAAAACCAAGTAAGTCATTGATAACAGTCTTAGAGTTAGTAAAATTAATTAGATTATTATATTTAAGAATTTTTGTCAGATAATTTTTGGACTCTGATACATTACCAGTAACAGGCATTCTAATACGAAAATTATAAACATTAGAATAATTTTTAAGAGCTAACTCACATGCGTGCTTTGTCTTACTATACCAACTTGAATCAGGATTAGTGAGACCGTAATTAGGTTCATCTTCTTCAGTGAATACCTTTTCATATCCATCATATACACAACCAGAGCTAATATTAATTAATCGAGCACTGTAGTCAACACATAAATTTGCAATTGTTGTAGGTACATTTACATTTAGGTGGAATGCATCAGATTTATTAGATTCACAGCCATCCACGTTAGGAGTACCAGTATATCCAACACAATTGATTACATAGTTAGGTAAAAATGAAGTAAATGTCAAACGCAATGAATTGTTTAAAGAAGCTGGGTGAAAGTATTTCAACTCACTAACTTGCTGTACAATAAATTCGTTATTTGTTTTTAAATGCTCTGTAAGCTTTGAACCTACAAATCCGTTACCTATGATTAATATTTTACTGTTCATCCCCGTCGGTTTTTTGCTCTTGGTTATTAGGCTGGAATTTCATATGTCCAAACCTATTAACAAGACACTCTATAGAATCAAAATCTTGCTCAGTTTTTCCGTTAACTATAAGAACACTATCACCGTTATTATCGTATCCTATAACGAAATATGCTTTGAGATACTCTCCTATATAGTTTTGTAAGATATCTAAGCCTGCAGTATTATTTTTTTCTACTGCATTAAGTATATCATTAAAATCAGATTTTTTGGCCATTTTCAGTTGGGTATATTTTTTGTTCAATAAGGTGAGTGACTATAACTTCCATACTGTCTGTCTTTAATTGAAAGTTTTTTGGAAAACAATTACCCCCGTCATTAAACTCAAACATTAAATCGTTATTAAAATCTTTATTAAAGAAGCAAGTTACAAATACAGACTCATTCCCGGGGTTGATAATTATTGTCCATCTTCTGGGGTCTGTTTGACCGTAATCATTAAAGACCCTAAACGAATAATAACCATTGTCTCTTATTCTTTTAAGAAAGTACCCACAAGTTGTAACTTTATTCTTCATTAACTCTTATGACTAGAGACAACATAATTTAAAGTAGCCTTATCAACATCACATCTAATATTAACTACCTTATATTTACTATTAATATATACATCTGCAGTCTCAAAATTCAACGCGTTGAGCATTCGGAATAACTCTAGATTAACTATAATGGAATCCTTTACTACTTGTTCACCAGTAAACTTATTACTTATAATAGTTGTAAAAATATCAGTGTTCTGTAGTTTCTTATCACATAGATCCCCGAACACTACACTATCTTCAGTATATAAGTATAACTTACTTGACTCCGTTAAGAGAGGTAATGTCTTAAGAATTCGTTTTAGATCATCTTTACATATAGTGAATTTAGTATTATAAGACTCCTGCAGTTGTTGTAGTTGATTAAATGCGTGTTCATTACCTTTTTTGATACTTCTATCAAAGAGAAAATATTTAAACTTAAAGTTTTTATTTTTATACTTAATATAATTATTTTCAATAGTAAGTCCGATTTCATCCCCTTCAGAGCATTGCAAAGCCTTTATAAGCTTATTAGCATCTGGTAATACGAAATTATCTATTTTCTCTTCTTGGATACTACATTTGTATTTTGTGAATAAAAATACATCTGACCCTCTATCAACAAAACAAGTAAGTTCATTATCTCCGACTTTAATATCAGGAGTATTGTCTATCTTACTTATAGGAGATAAGAAGGCGCGGATAAAATTACTCTTGTTCGGAATTAGAATTTTCATTTAGCTTTATTCTAATAATAACTTCTTTCGCATTTTTTACAACTCTCTTTTCAATAAGATTAAAGAATCTATCAATTTTCTTTTCTACACTCGTCAATCGATCAATAAACTCCTTTGTAACCTTTTCATCTACTAATGGTTGAGCAACTGGTTGTTGTACAGGAGCTACATGATTAACAGGGCCTGGTTGTTGTACTACAGCTTGCTGTACCGGTTGTTGTACTGGCTGTTGAGTAGGCTGATAAATTGTTTTATCCATTGGTACTGGATTCATCGTACTAGAAGGTTGTACAATCGCTTTATTAACCCTGTTCGCATCAGCATTTAACTGATGAATAAGTTGTTTTACTGGATCCATAATTTTTAAAAATGGCCTAGCTATTACCCTAGGCCATTCTTTATTTATATTTTTAAGTTTAGAGATCCATAGACGCAAGAATGTCTTTGACTTTATCATCATCATCTTCGTATTTCACATCATCGTCATCATCCTCTTCTACTTTAGTAACGTTAGTAGAAACAGATTTGACTACTGGATCAGGCTCTGAAGTCTCTTCCTCTACATCTTCAGGGTCTTTACAGAAGAAATGCTCATTAAGCATATCTTTAAGATCCTCATAGCTCTTGACAGGAAATACATTCTCAAGATCATAGATGTTCTTATATACCTCATTAATAGACTCCTCGTCTACTAGACCTGGAATCTTCTGAGGGGATGCGAATCGAGAGCTAACATAAGTAGAATAACCACCTTGTTCTTCGACTTTCACTTTTAGACTACACCCATCTGCGGATAGATCAAAGACCTTAGATCCAAATTCATCAGAATCTTCTCCCTCAATAGCTGCCATAATAATCTTATTCAATTGCTTTCCAAAGCGTAAGAGTTTATTCTTGCCATTATTCTCTCCATCAGTCGGATCATTAACTACATATACATTCATGAGCCAATTCTCTCTCCTTGTAAGAAGTCGAGCGTCCTCTTTTTCTTGCTCATTACCGTGCTTGCTGAGTTTGAACTTTGCCTCACTGATAGGGTCTCTCTCAGACCATGTACTAGGGCTAATCGCGCTAATATATTGACCAGTAGCAAGACTATTCCAACCGTGAAAGTAGTAATGGAATAATGTCTTTGAAGGATTTTCTATATTAGGTAGAAGCCTCAGGGTGTATGTATTACCTGGTTTCAAACGAAGGATATTACCAAAGTTTGATGTTTGACCGGTAGTTGTTTTCATCGCCTCGCTAATTTTAGCGAACATTTCTTGATTATATGCTGACATAATTTATCTTAGTATTTTATTTAGTTTATTT